TACCAATTCTATTATCAGTAAAGTAAACACTTATCAATCTTTTTCATATTTTGGAAGTCTGCCATGATTTCCCTCATGAGATGGGGCAGTCCATCCCGGAGGTTTAATAAGATCAGGAAGACCGAGAGGATTTGGTCTTTCAGGCTTTATTCCTACTTCTTTTTTCATATTTGCTTTTAATACTTCATCCCACGCTACGTGAGAATCAATATTAAATAAATCTAAAGTTCCAATTGCTACAACGCAAAGATCAATCAGAGCATCAACAACCTCTTCAGGGTTATTGATGTTATCCTCTAATTCATTTAATTCTTCGCGTAAAAAATCAACTCGGAATCTTAATAGACTCTTGAGTTTTTCTTCATCGAAAGTATTAACACTTCCGTGTGCACGATAATGCTCGTGCATATTCGCAATATCTGATGTCCAATTAACTGTCATTTATAGGTCCTAATATATCATAATAGATTTATTTTGTCAACTTATTTGTTGTCAGCTAACGCATATTTTAAAAATCCTTTTCCGCTATAGTCGAAACCTCTTTTTTCTGATTCTTTGATTGCTGCATTCATTTTCATTCTACTGATACCTTCAAATGGATACTTACCATCTAAATGATCTAATTCATGCTGAAACTGTCTAGCAGTCATTCCACTAAATATTCGAGTTGTAACACCACCATTAGGTGTAGTAAATCTTGTTCTGATACTTTTTGCTCTGCTTCTTTTGTATATAAATCCCGGAAATGATAAGCATCCTTCTTCTAAAACAGCAGTTTCTTCTTCCATATATGTGATTCTAGGATTAAAGCAAACTAAAGCTGGATGTGCATTCATAGCAAATACTCTATATGGTAATCCTATTTGATTTGCTGCTAAACCGATTCCTTTCTTATCTCTCATTGTTGCAATAAGATCGACAGCTATTTGTTCAGGGTCCATTGGAGGATTATCAAAATCAAATGGCTCCATAACAGAAGTTAAGATAGGATTTTCCCAATCAACTAATTCGTGTATATGTCCTACTTTAGTAGGAACAATAATATTTTTATCTTCATTCATCTCTTATTATTTGTCCGTTAATATATTCTAAAACTTTGAAACTTTTTAGTTCATAATCTTGTCTATATATTTCTGCGATTGATTGTTCTTCGAAGAAAATAAATCCAGGATGATCACTTCTAAACACACATATACTAGGATCAGCTAATGGTGATCCTTTTCCATTGTTAGATACTAATACAAAATAACTATTAGACTGTGACAAGATTTTCCTCCACTGATGTTATTCTACTAAAGTTGTTTTTCTTTTCAAATTCAACTACACGATCGAATTTATCTTTTAGCTGATCAGTTTTATGTGATATAACAAATATATTAGCTTCACCAGTAACTGAATATAGAATGTTTAGAAAGTCTTCTGAACCTACAGAATCTAGCGAACCATCAAAAACTTCATCAAGAATCAAAAGATTTGTTGATGCAGAATTTCTTAGCTTTGCAATAGTTCTCCAAGCAAATAGTAGAGCTAAATCTATTCTTGTTTTTTCTCCCTCAGAAAATGAAGAATAACTAAACACATCTCTAAAACGGGATTTAATTGTTTCAGAAAAAGTTTCATCAATCTCAAACTGAATGAAAAAATCCATTGCTGCTAGATATTTGTTTATGAGTTTATTGATAATTGGAATATATTGACGAATAATGCGTGACTTAATACCACCATCTTTAAGTATAGTTCCAGCTACACGTTGTATTTCTTTATATTCGAAAAGGTTCTTCTTTTCTTGTGCAACATCATCACGCTCTTTTTCATATTTTCTAATATTATCACCATCATAATTATATTCAGCATTTCTCTCTACGACTTTAGAAATCTGTTCTTCTAAGTCTTTTATAGATCCTTCAATATTCTTTATTTTAGATGATTTAAGTGATATATCAACATTCAAATTAGAAACAAAATCTATGAATCTTTTTATTTCATTCAGACGCTCAGACTCGATCTCAAAAGTCTCTTTGAGACTTTCTATTCCGGTTTCTATTTGTACTAGATCGTTCTTTTTAGATACAATAGTCTTGCCTTTAAATTCTTCATCAATTATTTGTTGACATGTAGGGCAACCATCATTATTAAGAAAGAACGCAATTTCATCTTCTAATCTAACTTTTTTATCAGACAGTTTATTAATCAATGAAGACATTTCATTAACTTTGCTAGCTAATGCTTTTTCTCCAACAGTCTTCTTTAGTATTTTAGAAAGTTCTGATTGTTTTTCATCTAATATACGAGCTTCAATATCCATTTCTTCTTTGTATTTAGAAATTCTATTTTTGAAGCCCCTAATAAGATCTTCGGAAGAAGTCATCATATTTTTGATGTATTCTTCTTGCATCTTAATTTTAGCATTAGACATCTCAAGACGATAATCTGCGTCTAATAAGTCTCCGTTATTAGATGAAATTTTATCTTTAAGAAGCATATTCATAATAGTGAAGATTTGTATATCTAACAAGTCTTCTATTATTTCTCTTCTTTGACCAGTAGGAAGTTGCATAAATGGAACAAATGATGCAGAACCAAGAATAACAACCTGGCAAAATGATTTGAATGTTAGTTTAAGAATATACTTCTCTAATATTTCCTGATAATCTCTAGAATTAGCTTCTTGATTTATCATCTCACCGTTCTTGATAATCTCAAAAACGTTAGGTTTCATACCTCTTCTAACAATAAATTCATCTAAATTAGATGAAAATTCTATTTCAACTAAGCAATGCTTGTTATTAACGGAATTTACTAACTGAGGTTTATTGATCTTACGAAAAGCTTTATTATATAAAGCATAGCAAATAGCATCCATAAATGTGGATTTGCCATAGCCATTCGCACCTACAACTAAAGTTGTTTGAGCATCATCTAATTTCATTTCAGAAAAATCGTTACCAGTAGAAAGAAAATTCTTCCACCTCACAGTATGAAATACTAAACCCATTCTATATTACTCAATATTAAGTGCTTCTTCATAAAGATTTCTTATGAATGCATCTAATTTAATTTTGTCAACTGGTGTATCCATATTAGATACATACTTCTTTAGAATAGTCAATGTATCCTGTGCTTCATCAACTAATTCATCTTCTGAAATTCCGTCTAAATTTAGATGATCCTCTACTATTTGTATATTTGCGGGATTAGCAGTTTCTATTTTTGCAATAACACTATCAAACAGCCAATTGATAGTTTTATTTTTAATAACGATTTTAACATAACAACCTTCATAAATGCTTTCATCAAATTTTAGCATTTCATCTTTGTTTTTAGTTGCATCATTATAGAAAAACTTTCTGAAAACTTGATAAGGATTTTCAATATATCTTAATTCTCTTGTATCAGTATCAAGTATATGAAATCCTTTAGTATCATCATAATCTGCCCATGTAAATTGACATGGTGCACCTAGATAAGAAATGTTGCCAACATTTGATTTATGATGATAATGTCCAGATAAAACCATTTCAAATTTTTGAAATATATTCTTATCCATACCATGTTCCATGATATGACCACGATCCATCTCAAAACCAGAAAGCTCGAGATGTCCCATCAGAATTTGTGCTTTAGTACCAGCAATTTCTAAATAAAAATCATTCTGATTATCAGCACAAATCCATGGAACTAAACAAATATCTAAACCATCAACATTAATAGTTTCAGCTTTTTCATACAACTTAATATCATATTTAGAATTCTTATATAATGATTTTATGGCATTATATGAATTAGTATGCTTATATTGAGTATCATGATTGCCGCATAATATATGGAAATCGATGTCCCTATCAAATACCGGGTCCATGAAGTTGTCATGAAGAACTTTAGCAGTTAGATATTGAATATATTTCCTACGATCAACTAGATCACCTAAATGAATTATAGTCTTTATTTCTTCTTTATCAATAGTCGGAAAAAATACATTCTCATAAAACTTCTTAAAATATGTATGAAAGTTAGAATTATCATTTCTAACTCCGAAATGTGTATCATTAATAATGGCGATTTTAGCCAAATTATATAACCCTATTCATCAGAATCTTTGAAAAGCTTTTCTACACCTTTCTTATTTTTCTTAGATTCTTTAGCTTTATTATCACGCTTAAGTTTCATCTCTTCAAAATTAGAGACTACTTCATTAGCAACTTCATCAATAGCATTTCCTATACTTCTAAATTCTTTATCTCCTGCATATAATTCACCTGATATATCCATTCTCTGGTATAACTTATACTTAACATAATTGCTTCTTTTTTCTTTTTCTATTCTGCGCCAAAAAGCCCATGTTGTTATTTGTGTAAAATAAGCAAATGGGTTACTTGATTTAGCAGGATCAAAATTATTAGCAGCAACTACACAGTTTTCAATTGCATCATCTTTCATTTCATCAATATAAGAATATCCTGCATAACTTGGTTTTCTTGCAAGATTTTCTGCAATAAGAATGAAACATTTTCCTATGTAGTTAGGTAAGATTGGATCTTGTTTGCCTTCTTTCCTAGCTTTAGCGACTTTTTCTCGGTGCTTAATAAAAGCTTCGAACATCGCTTTATTATCAATATAATCCATTAATCTTTAGTATCTTCATCGTCAAATTCATCTATAACATCATAATCAGATTCATCTTCATTTAAACGTAAAGTACTTTTTCTTAAATCATTAATGTCTATTTTAGCGTTTTCATCTAACTTTGAAATTGAATTTCTATTAAAAGCCTTTTTGATAGAACTCATAGACTCTTCATCATTTTCATCAAAACCAGAAATACCTAATAGATCCATTTTAGTTGATATTTTAGAATACATGACATTTAAATTATCATAAACTTCACACATTTCATCATCAACCGCATACATCGATAATATAGAAGCAGGATTAAATGATACTGGTGTTGCGAGGTCATTATTAAGCATTGCATGTTTTGCAAAACTATAACCGTTTCCTCTAGTATCTAGTAAAGTTCTTTTTATCATTTCAAGAGGGTTTACAATAACAGTTGTTTCGCCTGTTTCATTACCTAGAACTCCTATTATCGTAGAACCAGAATTCAAATTCAATGCTACTACATCACCAACATTAAACATATAAACTGTATTCTTCTTATTTTTATTCTTCTTTTTCTTGTTAGTCATAATCTAATCCTTCAGTTTAACGTTATAGATTTTAGGTCTAAATTTTTCTTCAGAATAAGTAATTATTCTTTCAGCAAAATGTTTTAGAGTAAAATTTTTCCAAGATTTAGTTGATAAATCATCAGCTATATCAAACAACTCAATTTTAATCTTATCATTTTTTCCTCCCATTCTAAGTCCTCTACCTATAGATTGTAGAATTCTTATCTTTGACTTAGTTGGAGCAGCCATTATCATATTAAAAATATTCTTGATAGATATTGCGGTCTGAAATGTTCCATAAGATACTACTGCTACAATATCATCTTCTTTTTCGATAACAGCACGTATATCATTTCTTATTTCACCATCAACGCCACCGTGTATAAGTATAACTTTCTTATTAGGAAATTTCTTTTGAATAGTTTCAGCTAATAATTCGCCGTGTCTAATTCTCTGAAAGAATACTAGAGTATTGCCTTTTAATGATCCAGCTAAATTTCTTATGAAACGCGTTCTTGCTTCGCAATCTATAAGAAAATCTATTTCTTTATTAATATCTTTCTTAGGTAGTTCCTTTCTATCTTTATCAGTGTGATGAAGTATAATGCACTTCAAATCGATCTCAGCAACATAGCCTTCATCCATTAGCTTTCTAGTTTTAACTAAATCTCTAACTCTACCAAACAAGCCTTCGAGAACCATAGTATTACACTTAGAACCTTTTATAGTTCCAGTGAAACCAAACTTATATGATGCAGAAACTGTTTTTTCCATTAGTTCGATGAAAGTTTTTGCAGCAAAGTGATGAGCTTCATCACCTATAATAACATCAAATCTTTGAATTGTTGACGTGTTGGTTCTCATTAGAGATTGCCACGTAGAAATTACAATACGTGTATCAACATCTTTTTCTTGACTTCCATAAATTTTATGTATATCATCAGCGTGAACACCGTATTCTTCTAGATCTTGTGCCATCTGATGAACAGCAGCAACAGAGTCTACAACTATTAAAGTCGGTAGACTGTAGTATTCGCATATAGAATGTATTATGAAACTTTTACCAGATGATGTAGGTGACAACATCAAAGATCGATTTTTTCTAACGCAATGAGCGAATGCTTCAACTTGGTAATCCCTAAGTTCAAAATCTGGTATTTTGTTCTTAGCTCTTTCAACAAGTACATTCATAAATTCTCCAGCTTCAGCTAAAGACATTTCAGTGTCAGAAAAATCTACATTATTGAATTCTAGTTCATAATCTCTAGCATCGCAAAAACGTTGCAGTTCTTCTAACAAACCAATATACAAAGTTTGTTCTGTTAAGTTAACTAGACGTATTTTTCCATCCCAGACCTTATTACGGACTTTGGGATGAAATTTAGCGCCTTCTATTTCGAATGTAAAATGTTCTTGTATTTCTCTAAGAATACCTCTATCAGATATTATCTTAAAGAATACTTCATCTACTTTTTCTAATCTTATTGTTTCTGTCAATTGTACTTTATATGAACTACATAGTTATCAGGATCATCATTTTTAGAAAATTTCATTTTTTCAGTTTTCTGAAGAAATCCATCAAATACTGGCGACCAAACAGCTCCAGCATCAAATTCATTAGCGCCTTTGTATGTTACTACTATAGTATTTTTTGGAACCCACGATCTAAAAGCTATAGCGAATTGACCAAGGCCCGGAACCTTTATATCTTCAATATTAGCTTCATTGATGATTAATCTATTTCCTACACCTCTATAAGTTTTCTTGTAGATGTGTTTTGCTGCGTCAAAAATTACTTTAGTATCTGGTTTTTCTTCTAATACTAATCCAGGATTTAATAGATAATCACGTTCTAACACCCCAATGTCAGTAAGAACATCAGGTTCTTTCTTTATAATACTGAGTTTATAAGTATCATCTTCTTCAGATTTTATAGACTGCAAGAAACAATTGAAATCTTGTTTCTCAATATCATCTAATAACGGCTGAGTTCCTAAAAATGGATGATAATTTTCATTTACCCATGTTTTTATTATACTAGCAATTTCTTCTTGCAATTTATGCTCCTGCTATAAACTTCGACCACTCAATAGCGGCACGAATGTTAAATGATCTTGAGAAAATTTCTTTGATGATAGACATTAACACATCTTTCTTTTCTCTTTGTTCTCCAACAAGAGTTGACATCTTTATCATATCTTTGTCACCATCAATAACTCTAGGAATATCAGCTTTAAGAATCACATTTCTTTGTGGTTCCCATCCAAGCTTATCTAACATATCAGTTCCATTGAGAGTTCCCATGTACCAATCAAACTTGAGATTGTATAGTTGTTTATATTTTGACTCTAACGAACGCAGCTCTCTGTTTTCAATTGCAAGGATCCTACTATATTTTGAATGTAAAGATGCTAGTTTTAGAGCTTCATTACCAAGATCTGTGTGATCAATGGCTGAATCTGTATCCCAAAAATCTAATATTTCTTCTAATGACAATTTTAACAATGATCTTATTAATATTGTGTGATTATACAACATTTTTCAAAGATTGTCAACAGAAACTGCATTATTTCCTTGACATAGATGATACAAATACGGTATAATAGAGTCTTCCACTTTCCGAGTTTACGAGGAAAGTTAATCAGTCATCATTAATCAGCACTGATTAATAAGCTTCATCAATCCTACAGTCAATAAAGATTGACTTTGACATCTGTCGGGTAGATGGATCTTATGTGATCATTAGGTTGCAGCAGGAATACAATCGCGAATATTAGTAAGATTAAAATCTCTTACTGAGAATGATGCTGTTGCAATAATATAAGTTAGATTAGAGTCTGTTGTATAAAGACGAAGAGGGCTTATTGATACTGGTACAATATCAATAAGAGTTATATCAATATTAGGTACTTTCCCATTAGTAGTTATGATCAAAGATCCATCTGAACGCAATGCTTCAGCACCATGGGTGGCCTTATTAGCTCTGTACTGATTAAAATTTTCAGGGAAGCCTATGCCCTTGATCCAATTGACTATTTCAATGTAATTCAGCATGTTTTCATCAACTTTAAAGGTTGCGTCCAACATTCCTACCTCTATGGCGGTAGCTGAATAAT